AACCGAAGCGTTACGCGCAATGGAATCGTTCGTTACGCAGGAAAGCCAACTCTTTAAGGGTACCATTGCCGACAATATCAAAATCGGCAAGTATTTCCGCTATATCTCGCACAACATAAGCGTAATCAACTGTCGCACCCGGCGTCGTTCGAATAAATCCTTGCTTTGCCCATACATCGTATGGCGAACGGTCTCGTTTTGACCTATCTTCCAGCCCTACTTCAGGTGTCCAGAAGTAGGGATAAACATTTACTTTTCCATCATGGTCTTTGGTAGTCAAAACTAAAGAGGTTAAGTCTGTGCGAGCTGACAAGTCTAATCCACCATAAGCGGTTAATCCGCTAGGGCTTGATTGCTCCGCTCCACTTTCTTTCCAAGCATCAATACTGACAAATGTCGATACGGTGCTTACACGTTGATTTAGGTTTAAATTTCTGAATGTATTCTCAAAGCTCGGCATACGGTTAGCCTTATCAGCAAGTTTTCGTATATCGTCCTCACTACGGAATACACCTAACGCTGGATTAGCTTGTTTCCACGCTTTCGGGTCAGTGATTTTTAAATCTTTATCCGCACTGTAAACATGGCAAACTGTGTGAGGGTCGTTACTTGTCTTGGCATCGTCAATCCAGATTGACAACAAATCGCCATCGTTTGCCGCCTGCGTACTGATTGATAGTAATAAAGGGTTTTTGTGCGCCCCTTGTGCGGTAGTGATAGCATCTACGAAAGCGGATTGCGGCCCTTGAATTTGCCCTATTTCATCAAGGATAGCCAACACAGGGGATAAACCTTGTGCGGTTCGACCGTCAGCCGCTAAAGCTCTATACTCAACGTTCATTGGTAAGCCAATTAAACGCTTACCACTAGGCTTAATCGAAATGATATTGCTTAGCTTAGGATTGAGTTGGATCATCTTTACAGCCAAGTTAAACACTAAAGAGGCTTGCTCTCGGCTTAACGCACCACTTACGATTTGGCTATTCTGAATTGCCACTGGTCCAACTAAGTGAGCCAATAGCAAACAGGCGATTAATGCTGTTTTACCGTTCTTACGACCAATAGACAAAATGCCATGGCTTGTTCCGTTAGGGTTATCGTAAACGTCACGGATATAATCCAACTGAAACTCTTCTAACTTAATCGGCTGACCAACCAACGCACCCTCTGGCACAAAGCAGTACCGCTCAATAAATGCAATTACTTTGTCAGCCTTAGTCATCAGTTAATTACCCTTGCAATTAAGCCATCATCGTCATTGATAGCATTTCGAGCATCTTGGTAAAGTTGATTAGTTTTCACTTGGTCTCGACTTTCGCCGTTCGTTGCTCGGCTATGAATTTGTAAACTACGGCACATTTGGATTTCACGCTTATACAAATCCTCGATAACGTAATGCAATGGATGTTGTTTCATTACACCGTTATTGGTTTTAATCCATCGTCTAGCTGTTGTAGCTAATTCATGTTCGTAATCATCAAGCTCTACGTATAATTTAGCCAACTTAACAGCTCGCTCTTTATCAATCGGTGTCCAGCTATCTGCCGCTCGGCTTGTAATGATGCTTTCCCAATATCTCATCTCTGCCTTACTTAGTTTTTCAGGCGGTGATATCGTTTGTTGTGCTGCTTTTGTGGCTAATACCTTTGCCGTAGTGCTATCACTTCGGATTTTGCGACTACTCATAGGTTTTACCTCTTAATTTACAGTAAATTTACTAGAAAAACTGTATTAGCGATAAAATAGAGTTCGACTGCCGGTTTTTGAGGCTTTTCGCCTGAACTTTTAACCCACCCCACCATTATAGAATAGGTGTTCCCTATCAATCGGAAGTCCATTTATATCGCATCCAATTTGATTTATTTTTCTTATTTCAGCTTTCTGCTTAGCGCTATCGTGATGTAGCTTACATAATGACTGGAGATTATTATCATCGAAGAATAAATCTAAATTCCCTTTGTGTGGTATTATATGGTCCACTACTGTGGCAGGCGTTAGCTTTCCCTCTCTCTGACAAAATACACACAATGGTTCTTTTGCTAAGTGGTCAAGTCTTAATTCCTTCCAAGCCTTTCTGTTATACAGATAATGCCAGCTTTCTCTTCCCATATAAGCACCAATAAAAAAAGGCGAGCTATTTAACTCACCTTGTCTGTTATGATGTAAACCTTACAATCACAATCCATTCAACCGCAGTTATCATCACCGCCAATCATTCAACCACCTCAAGAACATCTAACTGACTTTCATCGTCTGCGTAGAATGTACCGTTGGCATTATGCCAGTGAGTGAATGGCGGTTCTTCTGTTTCTGTCTTTTCGACCAATAACCATTTACCGAATTGTGTTTCATAAACTACATCACATAATGTTCCGTTACGGAGTTTTACAGTATCACCGATTTTCATTTCTTATCCTTTGTAGATTCAATCCACTTATTAATGTTCGTGATTTGACTAGCACACATATCACGCTCACCTTGCACTATAATTAAATGCTCTACCGCCTCACCGTATGTACTGCCGGTAAATGGCGTTTTCACGCAAGGCGTTAGAAATGCTTGAGGCGGATAGATGTATTCTGTCTTTGTTGTCACCTTATTAGTGCAACCGCTCAATAGCGTCATCGTTAATACGAGTACTATAACAAGGTTGGCTCTTAATGATTTTTCGAACCACTTGGATTTTGTCTTGGCTTGCTTGTTTGATTTCATCATTGATTACTCTCTGTTGCTCTACTGCTTGGCGTTCTACTTCAATCGTATCTTTTAGCGATTGATTGACTTGCTCTTGGCTTTTAATGGTTTGGGCTTGCACTTGGTTTTCTGCTCTTAACTCATCTATGTTCTTTGATTGGTGCCAAATCCAACCGCACAAGCCCAAAATGGTTAATGCGATTATTGCGATTGCGTAGATTTTAAATCTGCTAAACATAATGCTCTTTCCTTTTCTCTGCGCTTAACCAAGCCTTGTAGCTTTCGCCCATCAGCATAAACCCAGCGTAGAAGTTGATTACACCCAGCAACATACTTACCGTTTCGCATTAATCGAAACATTGTTGAATTTTTAAGATTACCGCATCCATTATTAAACGTGACAGATACCATAGCATCAAACACAGATTGTGGTAGTGTTCTACCATTGGCGTATCTATCAACGCACGATTCGGCAAGTTTAATGTCGTTTTTCCATCGGTATGCGATTTCTTCATTTGTGTATTTCTTGTTAGGCTCTATCTTTTGTCCAGAGTATTCTGTTGAGCCGATACCAACAGTTAATACATCAGCAGGGCATTTATATGGGGTAGCCATACAACCCTCTGCATTACCGATTATCTCTGCTCCAGCAGGGCTTAATCTTAACTCTCCGCCAAATTGAGAGTACATAATCCCGATAACCGCAATAACGGAACAAGCTCCAAGCGCTTTTCTAGTCTTCCCTAACACCATCATCAAGCCCCTGTTCTAATAGTTTCATTCTCGCCCGATGCATTTCTTCCGCTCTGCGTTCTTCGTTCTCTCTTACTTTGCCCTCTTGGCATTTAGCGTACATATTAACGAGACCACTGATTAAACCAATAATCAAACCAAAAATAGCTAGCCATTCTTGGAATGAATACATTGCCCAGAATGCGCCAAAGCCAGACCAAAAAATACTTTGATTCCCTGCGTCTTTTAACATTCTCATACTCCACCTCGCTGTTTGTTTGCGGGGCAATAAAAAAACTCACGTTTATTGTGTGAGCTTGTGATAGATAGCCTCACCCCGTGCGATTTCTCGCGCAATAAAGTCTAACAGGGTGAGGAGTTGTTTTTTTTTGCAATAAAAAACCCCGACCGTTTCCGATCAGGGTTGTTTCTAAACTTATTTTGCGTTCGCTATGCGCTAAAACCGCAACTTATACTATACGATATACTTTTACTTGCAAGCTGTCAACACTTTTATTAATTATTTTTTAAAATATTTTTAATGCCGTCATCTAATGCTCTTTGCAGCTCGTTTCTTGTTGTATTACTATCAAGCGGTTCTTTTCTAACTTGCCCTAGCGCCATTTGAGTTTCAGCGTATGCTTCCGCCCAAGCCTTAGTACCATTTTTGTATTTGGCAACCGAATATCTTGCTTTAGCCTGTGGGGTTGTTGAGTATGAATTGCCAATAGCTAATTGAGTGAATATAGCTGCTCCACCAGTCATCTGTTTTGAGCAAATCACAAAATTCTTTTGTTGCTCTTCTATCGAAAAACCTTTACCGTTACAGTATTGAACTATTGCATCAATCACCTGTTCTTGCGTGTAATTTGGATATTCCGCCTCTGCTTTGCCTGATTGTGTTTCTTTAATTAGTGCTTCTTTCGCACAACCAGTAATAACCGCAGCGATTGAACAGATTAATAATAATTTTTTCATTTTTGGCTCCTGTTTATTGTTTTAATAAATAAACTAACTTTACTACAAATTAAATTTAAATATTGTGATGCGTATCTCAAAATAAAAATCCGAACAAATCATTTTTGACTTATTCGGATATTGTTTAATCTAGGAACATAAATTTAATTTTAGCAGCTACGAAAGCACCTTTTAAAAATCTCACACCTTGCGCACGCTCACGATACATCTTAGCTGGTGAGATATTAAGAGCGTTACAAATCTCTCTCTCGCTTGCCTGTTGAATATATAGAGCCATTAAAATTTGATACTGCAATAAATCGTCATCGTGTAGGTTCATTATTTGCTTTTCAATCTTTAAACACTCGTCATCTGTTAAGAACTTGATATAAGCCTTTCTTGCAGTCGGTAGAACAGGGATTGAAATTGTTGTGCTTGGATATTCTGTGCCAATTCTGTCACGGCCCCAGCAATTACCCCATTTTTCTAAAATTCGTTCAACGCTATAACTCATTATTGGCTCCCATCTAAGTCTTTAATTTTAGCTCTATAAACCTTGATTGGGGTCCAACTCTTGGTTTCAAAAGCGACAAAGACAAAGCATCAATTATGTATAGCAAGCATAGCGGTGCTGATATATTGTCCATATCTTTTAATGGTCAAGCTAATGAAAAAAAAGCTAGAGCGTTTGTTAAACAAATATTCCCTACCGCTAAATACATACATCAAGGTGTTGTATTAAGTGCTAGTTATTTCAGTATTGAACCTCTCAATTAATAATAGCTATTATTGGAGCTTTTATGGATAAAATACAACTATCAGATAAAGCAGAGAAAGAAATGTCAGAGGCTATTAAGGTTATGGCTGTATCGGCTTTTACCGAGAAAAGTCAAAACTTAATTCCTCTTGATTATGTGGCAGCTCTCGTTGGTTGCCAATATCAACATACTGCAAACTTTATCGTTAAGCAACCTAGCTTTCCAAAAGGTGTGAGATTGAAGGAAAAATCACACCCTAGATGGATAGCTGGCGAGGTTATCCGTTGGTGCAGGATTAACGCTAAACGCATCAAATAACCTTTCAAATTTCCCACCATTGGCACTTTTCTCTTATATGGTATAATACTCAAAACAAGGATATTTTTACCAATCCTTTTTAGAGCAATTACGCCAAAATTACGCCAAAAGTTAAAAATCTCTTTCAAAATCAATACAGAAAGAAACTG